GCTTCAGCAAATCGGTCAGCGAAACCTGCTTCATGATGTGCGGCTGTCCCTCGCAGGCTTCCTGCTCAAGTGCAACCTGACCGAAGACGAAGCCGTCGACATTGGGGAGGCCATCGCCGAGGCCACTCGCAACAGTGTCGAGGACGTGCGCGTCACCGTTCGCTCGACACTGGCACGCATTCGTCGGAAAGAAAAGGTGCAAGGGGCCACGGCCCTCGTCAAGTCGCTTGGTGACACCGGTCAGAAGACGCTTGGACGGATACGGGAATGGCTCGGCGAATCAGATTTCCTTGTCGACAAGGAAGGCAAGATCCTCAAGGACCACCAATACAACATCGCGTTGTCATTGGAAAAGATGGGGATATCGCTGTCATGGGATGAATTCCGTCAGCAGCCACTCATGGAGCTGTCCGAGGATTCACCCTTCGTCGCGCGATATCGCTACTCCGCGAAGCGCCTGCGCCTCTTCGACGACAGCATCGCGACAAGTTCGTGGCTCTACGGTGATCGCACCTTCAACTTCAAGCCATCGAAGGAATTCTACTACGACGTGACGATGGACTTGGCCCACGAGAACCCGGTGCATCCGGTGCGCGAGTATCTCGATTCACTCGTGTGGGACGGCACACCACGGCTCGATCGGTGGCTCATCGAATCCGCAGGGGCAGCCGACACCGACTACGTTCGTGCGGTGTCATCGATCGTGTTGATGGCCGCAGTGAAGCGAGTTCGCCATCCTGGCTGCAAGTTCGACGAGATCCTCATCCTCGAAAGTCAACAGGGGTTGCAGAAGTCCACGGCCCTGTCACTTCTCTGCCCTGACGAGACATGGTTCAGCGACGATCTCCCACTGGATGTCGATGCGAAGCAGATCATCGAGCGCACCGTCGGCAAGTGGATTGTTGAAGTCGCCGAACTCCAGGGCATGCACCCGTCCAAGATGGAAAGCCTGAAGGCCACACTGTCGCGGCGAGTGGATGGCCCTGTGCGTCGTGCGTATGGTCGCTTGTCCGATGAAGTGCCACGGCAATTCATCTTGATTGGGACGACCAACGGACATAACTACCTGACCGACTTCACAGGCAATCGTCGCTTCTGGCCAGTGCGCATTGTCAAGTTCATCCTGGAGTGGATCCGCGCGAATCGTGATCAAGTGTGGGCGGAGGCCGCACATCGAGAGAAAGAAGGTGCGTCGATTCGGCTGCCCGAGTCCCTCTATGAACATGCGGCGATTCAGCAGGAGCGTCGTCGAAGTGAAGATCCGTGGGAATCACGCATTGCCGTGGCCTTTTCAGATGAATTTCAACGTCTCACACCTGACAGCATCTGGGAATGCTTAGGGGTGCCCACCGAACGGCGTGACATGCGAGGGCAGGCACGCGTGAACCAAATCATGCAGACACTTGGCTATCGTCGAATGACGGTGCTCAACGACGATGGAAAGCGTGTCAAGGGTTGGGCACGTGGGATGGGTAAACGCGACAAGTTCGTGTTTGACAATGAACATGATGGCGACGAGTGATTCTTTAACCGAATGTCGATCATTGTCGGTCGATGAATAGGTGATATGTCGTGTATCGTGTGAAGTGCGTTGTCACAAGTGAGCGTCGGGTCGAGGGATGTGCAGTGCAGGTCGTCGGTTACTCGATGCTCGATTTCACGCTCGTGCCGGGCAGCATGTCTAACGAATCTATCCTGCGTGACGCTCTTTAACCGTCTTTAACCGACAGTAACCGGCGTCGGTTACCGAATAACCCCAATGTTCGCAATGGGTTGCGGGCCAATACCTCTTTAACCGGGCCGCGATCCCTATAGGGGCTCCGAGGAGTTACCCTGTCCCAGTATGCGGGCCAGCTAGTCTACTTCTCTTCTATCGGTTAAAAGGTTAAAGAGTTAAAGACAGCAAAACCGATGATGACATCGGTTACCGACCCGTGTTTATTGAGGTTACTGACACATCCCTCGAATCCATCCCAGTAAACAGGGCACGCGGACGAAGACGATTGCATTTGACCCTCGAACTGTGGTATACTGTGATCTGGTGTGTAGATGAAGACATCAGCGCAGACAGCGGGCCTCCAAGAGGCTCGCGAATTCGCACTTGAGATCCTCAACGATCCCAAGGTGCGTGAGTCGTACCTCGCTGATGCTCGCGCGGGCACACTGGCTCCCCAAGTCGCCGTGAAGTTGATGGAATACGCATGGGGCAAGCCAGTTGATAAGCTTGAAATCCGTGAGGAGGAAGTTGATCTCACCTCACTGAGCAACATCGAGCTCGCCGCGATGGCCGAAGAAATCAAGGGCCTGCTACTCACCGGAGATGAGAGACGAGAGATGAATGGCGGTTCGCGCTCCCCAGACATTCATTGAACGTATTCGACGTCGTTGCTCCTCAGCAACCCCAGACCCTTCCCATTCCGCCGGGGGTGTCCCCTCAGCAGCGCACCGCTGCCATTCATCAGCTCGAACGAATTCAACGCGAACTCATCCGTCGACAGCTCTTCGCTGATCCGAACCTGTGGGTGAAGACCCGCCTCCATGAGCAGATGTGGAGCGGACAGCGTCGCATCCTCGAAGCCGTGGCCCGTCATCGCAAGGTGGCGGTGAAGTCATGTCACGAGGTCGGCAAGAGCTTCACAGCGAGCCGTGTCGTTGCATGGTGGCTGGATCGTGACAAGGTAGGCGACGCCTTCGTCGTCACATCCGCACCGACAGGCCCACAGGTCAAGGCCATCCTCTGGCGCGAAATCAAGCGTGCGCATGCGGCAGGCAGCCTGCCCGGTCGCGTCAATCAAACCGAATGGTATCTTCCCACGTCGAATGGTGAAGAGCTCGTAGCCTTCGGTCGCAAGCCGAACGACTACGATCCCACCAGTTTCCAGGGCATTCATGCCCCTCGAGTGCTCGTTGTGCTCGACGAAGCTTGCGGTATCAATGGTCCGCTGTGGGAAGCAGCCGACTCACTGATAGCGAACAACGAGTCGAAGATACTGGTCATCGGTAATCCGGATGATCCAGCATCGCACTTCGCTGACATCTGCAAACCGGGCAGTGGATGGCACGTCATCGAAATCAGTGCCTTCGATTCACCGAACTTCACGGGTGAGGCCATGCCTCCTCGTGTGTTGTCGCAACTCATCGGCCACCTGTATGTCGAGGAGAAGCGGAAGAAGTGGGCTCCTCGCTGGTTCTGGGTTGATAGTGAAGGGCAGCGATGCGAAGCGCACCTCGGCGTCAAGTGCGTCGCGCCGGAAGGCTCGAAGATAGAGGAAACGAATCCTCTGTGGCAGTCGAAGGTCCTCGGTAAGTTCCCCGAACGGAGCACGGCAGGCGGGTTGATACCACTGTCATGGATTCAAGCGGCTCAGCGCCGTGAAATCACACCGGCTCCAACAGACTTCAATCAACTCGGTGTCGACGTCGGTGCAGGTGGCGACTCGTCGTGCGTGGCCCATCAGAATGGTGGACGCGTGCGTATCATCCACGAGGACCAGAACCCCGACACGATGGAGACCTGCGGCAAGGTCATCGAACTTCTCGAAGAGACCGGCGCAGAGCTGGTCAACGTCGATGAGATCGGCATCGGTAAGGGCATCAGTGATCGTGGCAAGGAACTCCTCAAGCCATTCGTCGGCATCAACGTTGGCAGGGCCGCGTTCGACCAGGAACACTTCGTCAATCTTCGGGCGGAACTCTACTGGAACGTGCGCGTGCGTTTCGAGGAAGGCACGATTGACCTCGACGAGCTCGACGAAGATACGGCAGGCGAGCTCCTCGAGCTGCGATACAAGAGACTGAGCAACGGGAAGATACAGATCGAATCCAAGGAAGATATGAAGAAGAGGGGAGTCCCATCCCCAAATCGGGCCGAGGCTTTGATGCTGTCGCTTGCACGTTTGCCAGAGGAAGAGGAGTGGGTGATCGAATGACTCTGGTTCGTCGTATGGCCCTCGTCGCTGTTCTCCCCGTGCTGTTGATCGGGGTTGTCGTGTTCTCTACCGCGCTCGTGCTGGCGCGTATTCCATTGGGAGGTGAAGAGTGAGCTTCATCAACCGTGGTGTGCTTCAGCGCGTGCTCGATGCTGGTAAGAAGGAGCCGGTGCAATCATCGACGATCGTATCGTCGATCGCGCACCCGCATCGCAGTCTGCCTCCCGGGAAGCAGTGGGTCAGCCACGACAAACCCGGTGGACAGGCCGCGCGACGTCGGTTGCGTCAGCAGGCTGCACTCCAGGCGAAGAAGATGAAGCGGGAGTATGGTTCGTCGGCCGTCAGCGGAATGACGGACGAAGGTGCCTTGCTCCTCGATTTCAAGGAATAGCAAGGTGCCACAGTGGACCCAGAGCTGGTGGAGCTCCTGCGCATGCTGATCAAAGAGCGACGCTTCGGTTTGCTCCGCAGGGTTCAATCAGCTCTGGCCCGTGGTGAATCTATCACGGCAGACGACATAGCACGCTTGAAGGAGCGTCCATGATGGGGTCGAATGCAGTGACCGTCTTCAACTATATCACGCTCTTCTTGGGCAGTGGTATCTTCGTCGTCCTCTTGAGGACGATGTTCATCTTGGGGCAGTATGCACAGCGCATCTCTCACTTGGAGACATCGGTGAGTTCGCTGGTCATCACGATCGAGAAGCTGAGGGAGCGCATCTCATGAAGTGGTTCGCGTGGATCCTCACATACTGGCCCGTGACGTTACCCTTGCTCTTCATGGGAGTATATGAGCTCTTCGCCCTTGCGACGAAGGTGACTCCACTCCTCGGGCCGAAGCGACCGACGATCACTGCTCTAGTGCGCAAGGCGCACAGCCGATGGAAGCCACTGCCATACGTGGTGATCCCGGTGATGGTGATCCTTGTCGCGCATTTCTTCTTTGGTCTCTGGTGAAGCCATGACCCTCAAAGAGCGCATCGCGACGAAAGTCGCAACGTGGGCGATCAAGAGTGCAGGCGATCGTATGACCGCCGAGCAGTTGATCGTGTCGGTCTTCGGGCCGACGTCGACGTCGATGCGCTACGGGAGCGCTCAGCTTCTTCAGGCATACAACGAGATGCCGTGGCTTCGCGCCATCATCAGTCGCATCTCGTGGTCGACGGCCTGCGTTCCATGGCAACTCTTCGTGGTGACGGGCGAGTCGCAGAAGATTGCGAAGAAGGCAGGCCGCACAGCGAAGGCCATTCGTCGACGCGACATCGCTCGATGCCAAGACCCGAATCAACGACTGAAGATATACAAGTCGCTTCGCCGCGAAGACTCGCTTCGTGAGATCACGTCCCATCCCTCCCTCGATTTGCTCGACAAGGGCAATCCTCGGTTCGGTGGGCACGTCGTGCGGCAGGTGACTCAACAGCATCTCGATCTTGTCGGTGAAGGTGCATGGGTCGTCGAGCGTGATGGCTTCGGCCTCCCGACGGACCTGTGGCCCATTCCACCGACGTGGATCGCGCAGACACCGTGGACCATGCTGAACACGGGCATCGGTCAGCAGGCGGAAGGGAACTGGATCATCCATTCCAATCGGGGCACGCTCATCGTCCCGAAGGAAGACGTGATCTACTTCTATCATCCCAATCCTGCTGATCCGTATGATCGCGGCACTGGTATCGGTCACGCCATTGGTGATGAGCTCGAGACGGACGAAGCGACGGCTCGCCACCTGAAGAAGTGGTTCAAGAACTTTGCCATCCCTCCGTTCATCATCAGCCGGAAAGGTGGCACAGGTTCAGGGACCGACAACACGGAGCGACTCGCCGAGAAGTGGCAGGCGAAGCTGAGCGGCCGGAACAACACGCCGTTCTTCAGCAATCAGGAGTTGAATGTCAATGAACTGAGCCATACGTTCAACGACATGCAACTCAGTCAGCTTCGTAAGGATGAACGCGATATCTTCATCCACGTCTACGGCATGCCACCTGAGATCTTCGGCATTCTCGAGAACAGCAATCGTTCTACGATCGATGCGGCCGATTACCTCATGGGCAAGTATGTGACGGTGCCTCGGCTTGAATTCATGCGCGGTGTGCTTCAGCAGCAACTCATCGAGCGATACGATGAGCGGCTCATCCTGGACTACGTGAGTCCTGTGCTGGAGGACAAGGAGTTCGAACTCAAGGTGATGCAGGGTGCGCCGGCGAACTTCTCCATCGACGAACTCCGCGAGCTGGCCAATCGTCGTCCGCTGGACGGTGATGTTGGCAAGGGCTTCTTCGTGCCGATGAGTTCGACATACGTGCGGGATCTCACTGAGGCCGCATACGAGGAGCCCGAACCTGAGCCGGAACCGGAGCCTGAAGTGCCACCTGTTCCGCCTGTGCCACCGACGGATCCGGAAGACGAGGGCGTCAAGCCTGCTGAGGAAGACGCTGAAGACGAGGAAGACGATGCCGAGCGCACTGAAGAAGAGTGACGTGCCCTTCATCGTGGCTCGTATCTCGTCGCGCGAACTCATTCGTCGCGGGCAGCCGGTCATTGAAACGACCGTGTCGACATTCGGCAAGCGAGCGGTGGAAACCATCGGTAGCAACGTGCGCTTCAACGAGCAGAACCGACGAGTCGTGTCGTTCATCAAGAAGTGGGGTGCGGAGCACGTCACAGGCATGGTGAACCGCACGACGCAGAATCGCATTCGCACCGTGCTGATTCGTGGCATCGAACAGGGCCACGACTACGCGAAGATGGGCAAGGCGATCGGTCGCGTGTTCGACGTCGCGGAAGGCAGCCGTGCCGTGATGATTGCTCGCACCGAAGTGCATCGCGCGTCGAACTTCGCGTCGCTGGAAGGGTATCAGCAGGCAGGTGTGTCGCAGAAGGAATGGCAGCACACCGACGGCGGTGAAAACCCGCGTGAGGATCACATCGAGATGGACGGCCAGATCGTCGATATCGAGGATGACTTCACGTCGCCGAGCGGCAACACGGCTCCGTATCCCGGTGAGTTCGGCGATGCGGGTGACGATGCGAACTGTCAGTGCGGTGTGCTCCCTGTGGTCGACGACAAGCGTCTTCGACCATCGGCGAGGCAGCTCGTGCTTCGGTTCTTCCCTCGATTGCGGGCACCGCTCGAGAAGCGGATGCGAACCGCGATGAAGGCTGGATTCAAGGCTCAGCGCGAAGCCGTATTCGCAGAGTTCGAGAAGCGAGCAGACAAGTCAACGGAAGCGGAGGCAGCGTAATGTCGCAGAACAATGCACGTCGACACGTTTCGCTCGCTGGATTCAGCGAACTCGTGCGAAGCGTGAACGACCCATCGGCACTCAAGACGAACGACCTCGTCATCGTGTCTCGTGGCATGGATACGAAAATCCGTGCTGTGGGCGGCGAGGATTCGCGTCTCATCGAGTTCATCATCAGCACGGCGCGAGTCGACCGCGAGCAGGATACGGTCGCCGTCGACGGCTGGGACTTCAACGACTACCAGAAGAACCCGGTTGTGCTGTGGTGTCACGATCACTACGGTCATCCCGTGGCCAAGTCGCAGTCACTCACGCTCGCTGACAACAGCGTGAAGAGCATCGCGGAGTTCACGCCACAGGATCTGAACCCATTCGGTTACATGACCTATCGCCTCTACCGCGAAGGTTTCATGAATGCCGTCAGCGTCGGTTTTCAGCCGACGGAATACACGATGGCGGCTGACCGGAAGTGGGGCATCAACTACATCAAGCAGAGTCTGCTGGAATACTCGGCAGTGCCTGTCCCGGCGAATCCCGATGCGCTCGCCGTGGCGCGTAGCAAGGGCATCAACCTGCTCCCGATGAAGGAGTGGGCCGAGCATCTGCTCGATGAGAAAACTCTGTCCGACGACGAACGACGCCGGATGGAAACGGTGCGGTCGGTGGCTGCACTCACAGGTCGTTCACTCTTCATGGATCTGGGAGACATCAAGATGGCGGAGAAAGACAAGGAAACCCCGCCGACCTCTGCCGTCAAGAAGGTCGAGCGGTGGGAAGACAAGGACGGAAACATCTTCGCGACGGAAGCGGAGGCGAAGGCGAGCTCGGAGTTCGAGACGCATGTCACTGACGTGATCAAGTCGCTTCAGCAGCTTGCCACGCTCGTCAAGGGCGGAAAGAAGTTGAAGGCCGAAGCTGCGGCCCTCTTCAAGTCCGTCGTCGACGAAATCGTGCCGAAGTCGGAGGAACCGGAACCGAAGCCTGCCGAAGAGGAAGAGGTCGCCGTCGAAACCGAAGAGGGCGAGGAAGAGGGCATCGAGCTCTCGGAGGAAGACGAAGAGAAGATCGCATCGGCGGTTCGTTCGGCCGTCGAGGCGGAGATCAACAAGCGGACCGGTCGCGTCGACTAACGCGGCAGGTCTCAACTTCAACAGTTCGTAGTCACATTCACAAGGAGTTAGTCACATGGCCAACAAGTCGTGGACGCCGGAGAAGCTGGCGGAACACATCAAGACGATCTGCGGCACGGTCGTCTCGGAGAAGCTGGAGCCGCTTCAGCGGCGAGTGACCGACTATGGCACCTGGATCGACGGTGTCAAGTCGGCAGGCGGAACGCACATCGTTCGTCCCACCACGGACGAGATGAAGGGCGTTCTGCTCGGCAACGTCATCAGCGCGCTCGCTCTCACGAAGGGCGATCACGAGAAGGCGCTCGTCAACCTGAAGAAGGACGCGACGAAGAACGCCGACGTCATCAAGGCCCTCGAAGCCTCGACGGCGACGTCCGGTGGCGTGCTCGTACAGGAGGAAGTCTCGACGGACTTCATCGACCTGCTCACGCCTCGCGCCGTGGTGCGCTCGTTCGGCACCATCGTGATGCCGATGACGTCGGGCGGGATGACCGTTCCGAAGCTGACGGCCGCGAGCTCGGCATACTACATCGGCGAAAACAAGGACGCCGTGAAGTCGCAGCAGAGCTTCGGCATGAAGAAGCTCAACGCTCGCAAGCTGGCGGTGCTGGTTCCGATCAGCAACGACCTGCTTCGTCGCGGAGGTCCGCGCGTGGCGCAGATCGTGCGCAACGACGCTCTGCGTTCGGCCGCTCTGAAGGAGGATGTCTCGTTCATCCGCTCGCAGGGCACCGAATACACGCCGAAGGGTCTGCGGTATCAGGCTGCCGCAGCGAACATCCTGTCGGCGACGGGCGGAGGTTCGTACAACCTCGCGTCGGTGACGGGTGACCTCGGTCAGCTCATCCTCGCGCTGGAAGAGGCGAACGTCGCGTTTTCCAACCCCGGCTGGATCCTGTCGCCGCGGACGGCCATGTATCTCATGACCGTGCGTGACGGTCTGGGGAACTACGCCTTCCGTGGTGAGATGCTCACCGGGAAGCTGTGGGGCTATCCCTACAAGAAGACCACGCAGATCCCGCGGAACCTCGGCTCGGGCCAGAACGAGTCGGAGATCTACCTCGCGGACTTCGACGACGTCATCATCGGCGACACGATGCGTCTCGAAGTCGCGGTGTCCACCGAGGCCAGCTACAAGGACGAGAACGACGACCTCGTCTCGGCCTTCTCGCTCGACCAGACCGTGATGCGCGTGCTCCTCGAGCACGACATCGTCCTGCGTCACGACGAGTCCGTCGCGGTGCTGGATCAGGTCCAGTGGACGCCGGGAGGCGGCGCGTAACGAGGTGATGAGCGGGCCTGCCCGCTCATCCTCTCATTCATCCATCAGCTCGTTCAACTTTCACAGATAGGAGTCCAATCATGTTGGGAACCAACATCGGAGCCTACGTCACCACGAGGTTCGCACTGGCGAACACGGCGGTGAGTGGAGCTCTTGGCAACACGGACGGTGTGCAGATCGATCGCACTGCCGTTCGTCCGCTGCACATCAGCGGGAAGCTCCAGATCGGCTACACTCTCACGATCCCGTCGGGCCGGCTGGATCGTGACTGGGAAAC